TTCCAAAATTAGGTAATATTTATATATGAATAATTGTATTAAATCTTACCTAATTTTTGGAGACAGCAAATGGCTGAGAAAATCGTATCACCAGGTGTATTTACAAATGAAATAGACCAATCATTTTTACCGGCAACTGCCGGTCCTATTGGAGCTGCTATTGTAGGTCCAACTGTAAAAGGTCCTATCCTCGAACCAACAGTCGTTAGTTCTTACTCAGAATATGTCAATGTATTCGGTGAGTTAATTGAAAGTGGTAGTGACAAATTTCAATATTTGACATCACATGCAGCCAAAGAATATCTGAGACAAGGTGGTCCTCTAACTGTAGTTAGAGTTGGTGATCCTGGCTTAGCTAAAGCTACTGCTACTATCAATGCTAGTGGTTCTGCGGCATCTTTACCAGCAGTATTTGAGTTAGAGGCAATAGGAGACGGTACTCTATTTAATAACAGTTCTTCACTTGATTCTAAACAAAGATTATTACCTTTAGCTACAAGCATTACCAACAATCATTTTACTTCAGGAAGTTTTGGTGGAAGACATGATAACTTTAGATATGAAATATCTCAGAGAAATCTTTCTAAAGGAACTTTTACATTAGTTCTTCGTCAAGGTGATGATGAAGAAGCTAAAAAGAAAGTGATAGAAACTTTTGAAAATTTATCCTTAGATCCAGAATCACCAAACTATATTCTAAAAAGAATAGGCAATCAAACTAAAAGTATTGCTGTTGAGGGTGACCAAGCATTTGTACAAACTACTGGTGAGTTTCCAAACAGATCTAAAAATGTTAGAGTAAGTAGTCTTTCGATAAAAACACCTAACTACTTAAAAGAAGATGGAACTAGAGATACTGATAGATATGGTGATGGTGAAATATACATACCATTATTAGGTAGTGGTAGTGGTGGTGGAATTTTTGCTGGTGGTGAGTTTGGAACTCAAAATGCTCTTCATCCATTTAACTTTTATTTAGAAACAGATAGTGACACTAATAGTCAAGGTGTTGATTTAGCAACAAGTAGTACGACCTTATCTACAAGTGGTGGTGGGTATAAAATTGCTATTAATCTTTTGAGAAATAAAGATGAGTTCGATATCGATATGTTGTTTTTACCAGGTATCCTTGACCAAAACGGAACAAATTCTAATGCTATTATAACTGATGCTATATCAATGTGTGAGGATAGAGGTGATTGTTTCTTAGTATATGATAATACTTTCTTGACAGATACGGTAGCTAATGCTAAAACAAACACAGAAGCTCGTAATTCAAGTTTTGCTGCTGTCTACTATCCTTGGATACAGATTCAAGATACTACAACTGGTAACTTTAGATATGTGCCACCATCAGTTGTTCTTGCTGGTGTGTATCACTTTAACGATACTATCGGGCAACCTTGGTTTGCTCCTGCTGGACTGAACAGAGGTGGAATTGATAGTGCTGTACAGGCATACAGAAAACTAACACAAGGTAACAGAGATGACCTTTATGAATCAAACGTCAATCCTATTGCTACCTTTCCTGGTCAAGGTGTTACTGTTTTTGGACAGAAAACAACACAGAAGAAAGCTTCTGCTCTTGACCGAGTGAATGTAAGAAGATTGTTAATCAATCTTAAGAAGTTCGTTGCTAACTCCTCAAGAACTCTTGTGTTCGAACAAAACACAACAGACTTAAGAAACCAATTCTTGAATGTTGTTAATCCTTATATGGATCAAGTTCAAGCTAATCAAGGTTTAAATGCCTATAGGGTAGTGATGGATGACTCAAACAATACACCAGACACCATAGATAGAAATCAGTTAATAGGTCAGATATTTATCCAACCTACAAGGACTGCTGAGTTTATTGTATTGGACTTTGTTGTACAACCAACAGGAGCTGCTTTTCCTGAGTAATTTTTGAAAACTTGATATTTATTATCATAGGAGATAACAAATGGCTGAATTATTAGAAGCGAATAAAGTATTTTACACACCATATGAACCGAAATTAAAAAATCGTTTTATCATGGAAATTGATGGTATACCTGCCTTTACTATAAAGACAATGCAAAGACCACAAATTACCTTTGATGAGGTTGTTTTGGAACATATGAATGTTACCAGGTATGTAAAGGGTAAAGGTAGATGGCAAACTCTACAAATTACTCTTTATGATCCTATTGTTCCCTCTGCTTCTTCTGCTGTTATCGAGTGGGTAAGATTACATCACGAGAGTGCTACTGGTCGTGATGGGTATCAAGATGTTTATAAAAAGAATATTAATTTTCAAGTTTTAGGACCTGTAGGTGATATCATTGAAAAGTGGACACTTTATGGTACTTACATCTCAGATGCTGCTTTTGGTGATTTAGATTTTACTGATTCTAATCCTGTTGAAATTACACTAACCCTAAGATACGATTACGCTATATTGGAGTTCTAATGAAAAACATATTTAAATTAATACTTTCTGCTGTAATTCTTTTTGGTGCTGTTCCTACTGTTAATGCCATGGATATGAATATGGCTGGTATGGAAGAAATCAAAAAGAAGAAAAAGAAGAAAGGTAAGAAGAAGATTGGTAAAAAAGGAAAGAAATCTAAGAAAGGTTTCTTTTCAAAAATCTTCGGTTCTAAGTAGTACATAGTTATAAAAACACTAAGGAGTTATAATGTCAGAACATAAGTTCCCTACGGAAGTTATAGATTTACCGTCTGGTGGAAAATTATATGAAAAAGATTCACCACTTGCTGAAGGTAAATTAGAATTAAAATACATGACCACAAAAGAAGAAGACATTCTTATGTCGGAAAATCTTATCACACAAGGTGTGGTTATTGATAAATTATTAGATAGTTTGATAGTTACACAAGGTGTCAAACAAGAACAATTGGTTTTAGGTGACAAGAATGCAGTATTAGTTGCTGCTCGTATTCTTGCCTATGGTCCACACTATACTTGTGAGGTAGCCAACCCAAACAATTTAGAACAAAAAATTGAACATACATTCGACCTCACAGAATGTCCTTTCAAAGAGGCAGTCGATGGTGTCGATTATAGTAACAACTCTTTTGATTACGAAACACCAGTTGGGAAAAATAAAATAAAATTTAAGCTCCTTACAGGTGTTGAAGAAAAACTAATTGAAAAAGACCTAGAACAATCCAAAAAAGTTGGATATAATTCAGAGATAACAACAAGACTTCGTTATACAATTACAGAAGTAGACGGTGATAATAAACCAGAAACCATTTCTGTGTTTTCACAAAATATGTTAGCTCGTGATTCTATGGCATTGAGAAATTACATTACTGAAATTTCTCCCGATATTGATTTGACATCGGAAATCCAAATAGGAGGTGAAGCTGTGAGTGTGTCAATCCCACTTACAGTTGAGTTTTTTTGGCCTAAGTCCGTCTAATAAATTAGACATACATCAATCTATATTTTACTTTATTTATGGAACACCTGGCTTCACATTTAGTGATGTCTATAATATGCCTGTTCATCTAAAAAACTTTTATTTACGAGAGTTTATGGATTTTAAAAAGAAAGAAAAAGAACAAATAGATAAAGCACAACCAAAACCACAATCGACAATCCCTCGTAGATTTTCTCCCAAATAACTCTTTTCTTTATATTTATTAATGTATATAGGAGAACTGTATCATGTCATATATGAGTAACAAATCAATATTGAAAGAAGGTATTATTGACTCCATAGTCAAAAAATTCTTCTTGAAAAAGGCACTAAAAAAAGATAAAAAGTTTCAAAAACAATTAAAAAAATTAGACACGGCTCTATCTGATTTTGAAAGAGCAGCAAATGCACAATTAAAGAAGAGTGATCCTAATGCTAAACCAGTTAAGTTAGATAGGTTTAAATTATAAAATGGCTGAAGATCCTAAAAAATTAGCAGAAGCACAAAACATAGCAAATGAAGCTTTAAGAGAAGGTAATGATTTAACTCGTACTTTTGGTAGGCTTTTACAAGATAATATTAAAAGTGCTGGCAGACTTAATGATTCAATCAAGAATAATGCCAATATTATACAAAGGCAAATACAAGATAGAAAATCACAAGCTAGTTTTACGGAAAGATTAAATAATGTAGAAAAAGATATAACTAATAGTCTATCAAAAAGAGATACTATTGGTAATAGATACTTTGGTAGAAATAAACAACTCGGACAAGATTTAGTAAAACAAGTAAACACACAAATAAAAGGGCTAGAGGGAGAAAAAGAAAGATTAGAAACTTTAATAAAAGTAGATGGCATAACAGGCGGATTGATTACTAAAGCAAAAGCTTTTGTTGATGCCATCACTGTGGGTGCTGCTTTTGCCGTATTGACTTCGGCGGCAAAAAAGTTTGGAGAAACACTAGATAGTGTTGGTCAACAATTTGGAAGTTTGAATGTACTTGGAAATGACGTAACTAATAATTTATTAGACTCACGATTAGAGGCAATAAAATTAGGTGGTAATATTCAAGATACAAATTCTATAGCATTCAGTTTAGCATCAAATTTTGGAATGTCTTTAGAGGAGGCTAGTAAACTATCCGGCAAGGTTTTTGATACGAGTAAAGCTTTAGGAATATCCGGTGATGAAGCTGCTAATTTATTTGGTGCTTTAACACAAGTTGCTAATTTATCAGCTGAACAAGCCGAGTCACTTGCCGAAGGAGCTTTTCAATTAGCCAGACAAAGAGGAGTTGCCCCATCTGCTGTCCTTAGAGACATAGCTGGTTCAGCTGAAGAAATTGCTTTGTTTACAAAAGGTGGTGGTGACAATATAGCAGAGGCAGCCGTTCAGGCAAGAAGTTTGGGAATGTCATTATCACAGACTGCTAAAATTGCTGAGGGATTATTAGATTTTGAGTCTTCTATAACCAAAGAGGTCGAAGCTTCTGTATTAATAGGTAGACAAATTAATCTTCAGAAGGCAAGAGAAGCTGCCCTTAGTGGTGATATTTCAGGTGCTATGGAAGAAGTTGTAAAACAAGTTGGTTCTGAACAAGACTTTTTAAATTTAAATCTCATACAAAGAAAAGCTCTTGCTGACTCTATAGGAGTTTCAGTTGGAGAGATGGCAAAGTTAGTTGGTCAGAGTGACAAGCTATCTTTAAGTGGTGCTCTAGCAGCTGGTAATTTTGAAGATTTATTAGGCGAGGAAGGTATATCAGCAATATCACAATTGACTAACAGAGTTAAGATGTTAGGAGCATCATTAGTAAATGAATTAGGACCTGCTCTGATGTCGGTTGTTAATGGCATGATGCCTTTTGTTAATGTTGCTGTGGGAATAGTAAAAGCCTTAAGTGACATAGGAGCTTTAGTTCCAATGGTTGCTGCTGGTTTTGGATTTCTTGCAACTAAATCTGCTTTATCCGCAGTTCAAGCCGGTGTAGCTGCAGGTGCTGAAATAGGTTTATTTGGTGCTAAATTTGCTGCCTCAATTGGTGCCTTAGGTCCTTTAGCTATTCCTTTAGTTGGTGCTGCTGTGGCTGGTTTAGTGGGTGCTATTGCCTCGGCAAAAAAAGTAGATGACTTTACATCTGGTCCTGGTGGTATCACAACAATGATGGGTCCTGCTGGTGTATTTAGTCTGAACCCACGAGACTCTGTGTTGGCAACAACCAATCCAATACCTGTAAATGATATGATGACAGGACCTGCTGGTTCAATGAACACAAGTGCTAATGTAAATGTTGCCGTAGGTGGTAGAATAAGTGGTAGAGACATAATATTCTTTCAACAACAAGGTGCGGAATTTGCTGGTGGTGCTAATGGTGAGGGTATGGCATAATGGCATTAGAAAATTTAAAATCAGCTTATAATAATTTAAGTATAAACAATGCTGTAAAGGCAGTAAATGAGGTAAAACGTAATATCAGTATTGATAATGCAGTCAAACAAACTGAAAATTTACTGTTAGGTCGAGGAGTAACTGATTTCGCAGTTACAGATTTGGCTAATCCATTTTTAACAAATATTGAATATTCTGCTCGGTCTTCGGTTGGTTTGGCTTTTGGTAATCTTGGGGATAATCCAGTAAACATAATAGACAAAGCAGTTAATGAAGCACTTAATAAAATACCTGATATACCAAAGCCAGCTAATCCACTATTAGGTGCTGTTGCTGATGAAGCAAATAGAGCTATTGATACTGCAAAAATAAGAGTATTAAGAGAACTAGAAGAAGCTGCTCAAGTTCCTCTTCTTGGAAGACCAACACCGTTTATGGATTTAGGACGACAACCTGGTGAAACTAATTACATTGACCTTGTTTCATTACATCCTGTCACTAAAACACAAGTTGATGACCAAATAGCGCCAGAAAAAAGAGGTGACTTTTATGTAAGAATAAAAGATTTAAGAGATAATAAGTTTATTTATTTTAGAGGTTATGTTACTGGTATAACAGAGAATGTAAGTCCGTCATTCACATCCACTAATTACATTGGTCGAAGTGAACCTGTTTATATGTATGAAAGAGCAGAAAGAGACATTAGTTTCAATTTAAAAGTATATCCAGCAAACTATACCGAACAAAAGATAATGTATGAAAAAATGGAAAGACTAACTTCATTAGCATATCCTCAATATTTACCAGAAAATGGTTCTGAATTGATAAGAATGAAACCACCGTTTACTGAACTATATATGGCTCACATAGGAAAACGAGACAAAGGTCAGTTTGGTTTTATAAAATCAATTACATATACTGTTAATGAACAAGGTGATTGGGATGCTCTAAGGTCTTTAGCAAGACACTTCGATATAGCAATATCATATCAAATACTAAACAAAAGACCACCAAAATTCAATGATAGATTTTATGGAGCTTACTAATGAGTAGATACGACAACACAACAAAAATTCAAAACAAAAATTTTGTTTCAATTGGAACATCTTATCTTCCAAAATTTGAAGAAAGTAATTCAGACATACTTCTTATTGCGACAGAGGGTGACAGATGTGATTTAATATCACAAGAATATTATGGAACGCCAGAACTTTGGTGGTACATAGCCTCAACAAATAATTTAAACTCAAATAATATTGAGGCCGGAACTCAATTAAGGGTGCCTATTTCTACAGAACAAGCAAACTTAAAATAAAATGGATTTATCAAAAAAAGTTTTTGGTGCGAATGTTGACAAAAAAATTCGTGATTACTTCAAATTTCTACAAGAGGGCACTTTTGTTATAGAACCAGGACAATCAGTAGGTGCCAAACGAGAGGGATTGGGTAAAACATCTACAGGTCAAAGCTATCTTGGTGACAGAACTCCTTATGCTAGAATGTGGACTGCAGTAAATGTCAGAGAAGAAGTGGAAAAATCATTTGTAGGACCTGCTCTTGACGGTGATAGTAAAAATTTAGGTAAAACTTTTGTATATTCAATTAATGAAAACAGAGAGGGTTCTTACAATCCAAATGAGTTAGATTCATTATCAACCCAATTGAGAAGTTCATTTGAAGCAGGCTTTGGCGTGAACTACAGACCACAACTTGATAATAATGCTTATCTAAAACCAACTGCCGGTATCACATCAATCAACTCAAAGTCAGAAGGTGCAGTTGGCGCTCTAAGAAGAACAACTGTTGATTTTATTGTTCATAATAAACAAGACTTTGACAATATATTTTTACCTTTTTTTCTAAAACCAGGTGCCACAGTATTTGTTGATTTTGGTTGGTCTGATAAAGCCTTATCTTTATACAATATTGAATCATTAATTAGTGTTGACAACCCATCAATGAATGATTTTTATAAAAGAATATACGACACCACACTTGTTGAAAAAGATATTAAAAAAGGACTACAGACAACACTAAGTGGTCAAGTCACAAAATATGATGTCACCGTAGATGACAAAGGTTCTTTTGCTTGTACTTTAGAATTTGTATCGTCTAATTATTCTTTATTAGATAAAACTGTGAGTGATGATAACAATTTAAAATTTATTTTCCAAAATGCAATCGAAGAAATGTTGATGAATTATTATCTTGAATTTACTGGTGTAAATATCGATATAAGTCAAAAAAAAGAAGACATCAATAAAATCAGCATTGAGGAAAGAAAACGATTAGTCAATGATTTTTTTGATAAAGAAGAAACACCTGGTAATGTAGGTTTAATTGATAAAGTATCAAGAACATCAGGTGTGTTTTACCAAAATATAGTTAACGGACAAAATGACGAGGATAAGTTAGATGAGAAAGAATCACTTTATATATCATATGGTTTACTTGAGGACTTATTTTTAAACAATTTCATATCGTTTTGGGAGTTTACGGATGACGCTGGTAGATTAATCAATAGGGAAAAAAATAATGAGCCTTTCTCTAATTCATTTAGTAGTCAAAATTCTTATGTAAGATTTGATCAAGATTTACTTAATTTACAAGGATTAGATTTTAGAAGTAAAGATGAAAGGACAAGTTTTCTATACCCAAATAGTTGGGCAGACACATATAATAAATTGAAACCGATTGGTTGGGAAGATGCTGGTGGAGTTGATAATGACAAAGCAAAGAGAAGAATACCTCTCAGAGAACTTTTTATTTCTGTGCCTTTAGTATCTGAAGCATTTGCGAGGTCTACAAATGTCAATGATGCACTTGAGTTTATTTTTAATAAGATATATGAAGATTCAGCAGACATAATTAATATTAAAATGATACAAAACAATGATGCACAAACATCAATTACGTTTCAAGACATTAATGTTGAAGCAGATAAGTTTGGAACAGACAATGAAGACATATTAACTTTTGATTTGACAAGTGGTAATTCTGTTGTGTTGAACTCTGATTTAAAATTCGAAACTCCAAAAGCCGGATTGTCAAGTATGATAGCTATTGGTAATATTGATAATTTGACAGTATTTGACGAACTTGAATTAATCAAATTTAATTTTTTAAATTCAATATCTACTGAAAATAGAAAGTACAAAGTTCAACATTTACCCTCATATGGTAATGTGCCATCAAAACAAAAATCAATAGATGTTGATTTTTATAAGTTCAATTTTACAAGTGGGGAAGCTGGTAAAGCTTTACCCTCAATAGAATTTCAAATCAATCAAACAAGTGTTCAAAACAGATATAACAAATATATAAATGAAAGACAAGAAAAAATTAAAGAAAGATTAAATTCAAGTAAAAATGATAATGGTAATGGTGATGATGATACAAACCAAATAGGAGCACAAAAACAACCAACAGAAACCAGTGATGGTAAACAAATATTTTACGGTAAAACAGAAAGAGACACAGCACTTTTAAACGCTAAAATAAATAATTTTGTCAAATCTAATGAAAATAGTATATCACCTGTTCTGCCAATTACATTAAGTCTTAAGGTTTATGGAAATAATTTTTTGGGTATTGGTGATTTTTTTACTGTTAATTTTTTACCAAAATATTATCAAGACAGAGTTTACTTTCAAATCGTAGGAGTTGACCACAGCATTGGAACTTCTATGTGGGATACTACATACACTACAGTTATGAGATTGAAGTCTATTGAAAAACATAATACGAATGTAAACACACTATCAGAAGAGGTGCCAACAGTTATTCGGTATGATAAAGAATTGACAGAAAGAAAAACTGAAGAAGCACACAAAAATAAATCAGAAAATTTAAAAAATAATAGTTTGTCAATTACTACAAAAGAAATTATTAATTTGGGTATTGCCTCTAATCGAACAGAAGAAAAGATACCAAGTGGTTTTTCTGAGACTGATTTTCCCACTTTAAATGTGAGTTTTGACTTACATAAAATAAATATTGAAGAAAATAAAGAACAACTTAGTAAGTTTCTAACAGATATAGCAGAAAAAAGAGCGCGAAATATTGCTAAAAAGTCTATTAACAAAGTGCCTCTTTCTGTTACTTTACCTGAGGTTTATGATGACGGACTTTTAGGATATCACATAGCTATTTCAAATTTGTTATTAGGTGACGAAATTATAGATTGGCAAAAAATAAAACAAGAAGGTAAAAATGTTGCTAAATTTAGTGCTATAAGTCCAGGTGCGAATACTGTAATATCATCAGTAAAGGCTAATACAATAATTACTAGATCAAGATTAAATTTTGAAGGTGAAATAAATACTGATAGTTACAAACCAATTTTAAAAGCTTGGGATGCTATAGAAGATTCTTTTTTTGAAGACACTGCTTTTTCAGATGTTCTTGATGATAACGAAAAAATAGTTGATAATAAAATAAAAAATTTAAAACAAATTATTTCAACTCATATAGAAAAATTTAATCCCACTTCGCCTGTTTTTTCAAGTTATTTATTTTTAGACAGTATAATTTGGGGTTTAGAAGAAAAGGGGGATAATGAATTTATCAACATAAATGTTAAAGGTCATAAAGATGTTAGAATATGTAATAATATTTTCATACCAAAGAAATACCTAAAAACATCAGTAACACCACAATCATTTGTAAAAAGATTACGAAGAGATTATGTAATTCAAAAAATCAATTTGGCATTAGATGAAAATTTTGCAAATCAAGCATCCTCATTTCTTAACACCACTAATAATCCTGGCTATCCCTTTACAGAAGAAAATTATGAAAAACCAGGTCCTTGGGGAAGTAGTTCATCTGTGGATGAAGCTAGAACAAGACTAGCACAAAATTTTAAAGATGATGATGAACAACCTTTCAATAGTTATGGGGATTATTTAGCAGCTCGTAAAGCTCAAGGAGACTCTTTCAACAGAAGGAAAAAAGATTGGGATAATAGTCCTAATATTTGGTAAAAAATTATTGACATTTTGGTTTTTTATATGTAACTTAACATATGATTAAATTGGTTATCTCTAAACCTAACTGGTCGAAATCTCACCCGTTAAATGACTTAGTTTTAGCTTACGATGCTATACAACATAAGTTAGTTTATGCTAATCACTATGAAAAGATGACTGTTGATATAGATTATCCAGCAGACGAGGGAATGTTAATTGATGATTGGAAAGCTGGATATTCATATGATTTTGCTGGTCGCCCTAATTATTGTGCTGATATCCTAAACTATTGGATGACCAACAAACCACTCGACCATATTCAATGGGATAACTTTTACGACCAAGATGATTTTACATATTATTATCCGTTAGACAAAATGATAGAACAACTATGTGAAGATGTTCCACATTATAAAGATATGGCAGATTTCAATAAGTTAGATAAATTTCATAATGACTTTATAAACGCTTTCGGTGAGTTAGAATCAAATGGTATCGGAGTCAATACAGACTTTACAAAGATATTCGGTGACCATATGTTAAAGTATATTCACAAGAAGAAGATATATCAGAACTACAACTTTTTTACAACCACATCAAGGCCATCTAACTCTATTCATAACCTTAACTTTGCTGCTCTTACACCTGATATGAGAAAAGCATTCTCGCCACTTAACGATATCTTCGTAGAGTTTGATTTTGAGTCGTATCACCCAAGGTTGATTGCTAAGCTAACTGATTATGACTTTGGTGATAAGTCGGTCTATGGTAAGTTAGCAGAAGACTTAGGTGTGACAGAGGGAGAAGCAAAAACACTAACATTCCAAAACTTATATGGTGGTGTCAGAAAAGACATTGCTAAGATGAGTGAGTTTTTCAGAGGTGTAGAAGATTTGGTTAAAGTATTTTATGACGAATATATGACTCGTAATGGAATCTTAACACATATTTATAAACGACCAATGAAAAGAGCTAATTTAGGTGATTTAAATGCTCAAAAGTTATTTAATTATTACATACAGGCGTATGAAACTGAAAGGAATGTTACTATCTTAAATAAACTACA